AGATCGTAAATAAAGAACATCATCATCTTGAGAATACCACAACTCAAAGTTGTCAAAGTCAGATCTCAAGTCAGTACCGAATACAAACTCAGATGCACGACCTGTGTAAATATTATCAAGACCATTCAATCCGTTAACTTTTACAACTCTCATGTTTGTTCCTGGTACAATTACCTCATCCATAGTTGCAATTGCAGCTGGAGAGTAATGGAAGAAATTCTGATCAACTAAATCTTTGATCAAGAAATTGAAATTCTCACGACCTGTGAAACATACGAAATCAGCTGATTCAGCAATGTTTGCTGGTGTGTTCTCAAAAGACTCATAAAAAACATCATAAGCATTTGATGCTGAGATTGATGCTGTTGATGATGAATTCAAGTTAACACAACCATTTCCAGTTGTTAAGAATTGACGGTATCCATTCATCCATTGTAGGTTGCCAGTTCCTGTTGCTTTGTTACCTTTCCAGATTAATGAATCCAATTCTCTTGAATGTAACTTCAAAAGATAGTCAATAATTTGTTGCTCAAATGGCAAGTTTTTGTCCTCTGCCATTGCACCTGGACGAAGACCTAACTGTGTCCAGAATCCAGCAAGATCCTTGTTGCAGAAAGATTTCATGAATCCAAGAGTCTCAACAGCAATTGCACGATCAGTGAATACTGTATCTCCAGATGGAGTCATTGAACAATCACCAGCTTGATAAACAATTGAGTCATCAAGTAACTTGATTTCCTCTGATCCTTTGATACCTTCTTGGATTGTGATGTATTGTAATGTTTTTGCCTCTGTTACGGCACGAACAGTTAACTGCTCTCTTTGCTCATCTACATAAGCCGCTAAGCCTGACACATCATAGTCAAACTTGTCTTTAATCATTTTTTTTAGTGACATTGTTTTACTTATTTATTTTTTAATAGAAATGCTTGTCTGGTTGTCAAGTTACCAACTTTGGAGAATTTCTCATTCTCTCTTGTTTCAACTGATGGTTGTGCTTTGAAAGTCTCGAATTCACTTTTCAAAGAGCTCAACTCATTCACAAGTTGTGTATTGCTTTCAGCAATGGCCTTTGTCATTTCCGCTAAGCCTTCGACAGCTTGAGAGAATGATTCAAGTCTTGCATTGATTATGTTCTCAACATCTGTTGCTGAGAATTCAGATGATGCATCCATCTCTGTTGCTTCATTAATTTTGTTTACAACAGCACTGGCCACATCATAAGCTCTGTCCATCTCAAGACCTAATTGTTCAGCAATCACCTCTGTGACTTGTTCCAATACAGCTGGCAATTGCTCAGCTGATATTGCCTCAAAGTCCTCTGGTTGCTCATCACCTTGATCAGCTGCGGATTGGGCCTCCTCTCTTGTGTCAATGATCTCTGTGATGATGCCCTCTGCATCAACCACAATTGAGACTCCATCCATCTCACCAGTCAAGGAATGTGTACCCTCTGGAGCTGGAATCATCTCACCATCAGCAACAACAAAAACAGGCATCCCAACCTCAAGAGCTTCATACTCAATGACAGTCACATATTGTTCTAAAATTCCAGCTTGCTTCAATTTAGATGCGGCCCATCTCTTGCCAGCAAGTCCTCCCCATAATAGATATGATATGGTGCCACAAGCATTGGAATCCTCTGGATCATAATATTCCTCTGCTCTTGAGAGATAGGAATACATCCGTCTAATTGTTGACAGGCTGAGATTCTTTCTCTGTGACAACTGCCTGGCTCTGATCTTGCCTGTCTGAGTTGCACACTTGTTGCCATTCTTTTCATTCAGCTCAATCCCTCTCTTGGCATTGTTCACAACAGCATCTGGATAGTCATTGAAAAAAATGATGTATTCACTCACCTTCTTGAGCTCTGTGTACAATTGGCCCATGAACTCCTCCTCCATTGTTGATCCTGTCTCAATCAAGTTGAATACACCCTCAATGGAGAATCCTTTGAACACTCCATTCTTGGCAGCCTCATAAACTTCCTTGTCAGTTACTTTGTAGCTCACAAGCCAAGAGCCATTGGTTGCATCCTTGAATCTATCAGGAGCTGTGAATCCTTTCTCATTGTCAATCACATAACTCATGACCATGTATATACCATCAACAACTCTTGTCTCATCATGCTCAAGATTTACATTGTTGAAATTGTTTCTCCTGGCATAATCAAAAACAATGTCTTTGATGGCCTTTGGTGTGAACACAACATAATACTCCTCATTTGTATCATCCTCTCTCCGATATATTGGAGTATCAGCTGAGATGGCAATCCCTGTGATGATCTGCTCATCATCATTGAATTGGTATTTCCTTTGCTTTGAGAAGGTGTCAAAGAGCTTCTCATGTGCTGGATGCACAACCAAGGAATTGAATGACACTGTTGTATCTGTATCCTGGAGATCAATCATGATCTCATATACTGGCAATTCTCTCATCATATATATATTATGTATCTTTGTTCAATGGTATTTGTATATCCATACAGGAGGAGCCCTGATCACTTTGATATCTTGCAATCAATTGCCTGGATCAAGAGAGTATATCCAGAGGCAATCATTTACACCATTGGTGATGCTGTGCCTGGAGCTCTCAATATACCATGCACTCAGTACAATAATATCAGAGGGATTGATGTGACCAACAGGATCTTGACTTTTGCCAGGACCATTGGAGGAGAATTCGTGTATATGAATGATGACTTTTACATATCAGAGAAATGGTGCCCTGATATTGCATATTTCAAAGGAATCCTGGAGATCAATGCCAATCATCCTCCGCATTATCAAGAGGCCGCAAGAAATACAGCTGAGTTTCTCATGCACAACAAGTTCCCTCTCAACAACTACGAATGCCATCAGCCTGTCAAGATGAACTCTGCCAAGTTGATCAAGCTCTTTGATCAGATCAACTGGCAAGATGGCAACCATTTTATCAAGAGCATATATCTCAATGTGTACAAATGTAATGCTCAGCCAGGTGAGAATGTAAAGTTGCACAGGCCAGATGTGACAAAAGCATCCGAATTCCTGAGAATATATGGATGCTTCAGCACTGGAGAGGCCTTTCTTTCAAAGGCTGGAGTTGATTTCTTAAAAAGAGGTCTTAGCCTCTTGTAATTTTACTTTATTCTGTGTTCCTGTGATATCTGATTCAAGCACAACAACCTGAGAAAGATTCACACCAGGCTGAGCTCCGATGGTGTGCCTCCTCCTTCAAATTTCTGAGATGCTATTTTAGCCACATTTACAATTCCAGATGATATTGCCAAGCCAGCTGCAATGAATGGTTGTGCTGGAAAGAGTATGCTTGATGGATTGGCAGCAGCACTGGCAAAGATGGCATTGGCACCCTTGTATGTTTCAATGGTTGCCTGTGCAATGGAGGATGCTTTCTGAATCATGAATGCTCTCTTTGCTGCCTTCTCATTCTTTTTGCCAAATAGATCAGCAACATCAGAGATTAGCTTGAATGTTTCTGTTGCTGCAAAGAGTTTAAATTCCAGGATGTCCTGTTCTCTCTTGAGATCTTTCTGCCTTTGTTCCTCATTCTGTTTATCTCTCTGCTCTTGATATTTTAAATTGATGTTGTTTAATTCATTGGCCTTTGCAATCTCAATCTCCTGGAGAGCAACTGCATTGCCTTGAGCCAATGTCTCAAGCTCGAAATACTTATCTTGAATAGCCAATACTTCTCTCTCCTGATCAGACAATGTTGCCAGATAGTTCTGTTCAGAAAGATCCTCAATCATTTTTAGGAGCTCTCTCTCTTGCTTAATCTTGAAATCAAGAGCTGTTTTCTCAGCCTCTTGTTGTTTTTTTAATGCAGCATTATCAAGAGCCTGGAGATCTCTTTGCAACTTCTCATCAATTAGTTTTTTCAATGTTGCTTTTTTCTCCTCATCAGCTTTGAGCTTATTAATTTCTTTTGTGCTTCTCTCAGCATCTTTCAACAATTTTGCTCTTGCTCTGATATCCTCATTCTGAATTGCTTCAATCTGAGCATCCTCAATTTGTTTTATTAAATTTTTGTTATTATCAGCTCTTTCTTTTGCTCTTGCCTTTGCATCATCCGCGGCTTTCTTATTTCTTTCTTTTTGAGCATCCTCGGATTCTTTATTGTTTTTTGCTTCATTTACAGCAAGAGAATTTTCTGCATCCTTGATTGATTCTATTAATTCAACCCTTTGTTTTGTAATTTCTTGAAATCTTATAACTCTCTGATCTTGTGCCGCGCTTAGTCTCTTGAGCCGTTCAGCCGTTTCTCTTGAGGAATTTATTTCAATTTCAAGCTCTTTGAGTTTCTCTTTTTGATATTTGATTGATTCCTCAATCTTTAACTTGGTTAATTTTTTAGTATCTTTTCCTTGAGCATCTAGCAATTCAAGCTCTCTATCATATTGTTTTTGACTTGAATTAAATTGATCCTCTCTGACCTTTGCAAGATCCTCTCTGGCTTTTATTTCTGATTGTATTCTTGATACTGTTTTATTATGAGCCTCCTCCTCTGCAAAGTTTGTCAAGCCGATTGCATCTCCAATTGCTTTAAATCCATCAATGACAGGCTTCATGAACTTGACAACCTTGTCAAAATTAGCAACCAATAAACCAAGGCCCACAATCAAGGCACCAATACCAGTTGCAAGCAAGGCTCCTCTGAATAATTTGAGAGCAATATTTGTTGCTGTTGTGGCTCCAGTCATTGCAACCTTTGCTCCAGTTGCTGCCTTGGTTGCTGTTGACTCAGCTGTCACAGCCGCAGCTGATCCATAGATAATAAAGTTTTGAGCTTTCTGGAGGGCTGATCTCAACTGAATTCCAAGTATGGCATCCTTGTTAAGATTGTTGGCAACAGTCTGAACAGCATTAACCAATCCCTGTGCTGCCTGGAGCTTGACCATTGTCTGGACCAAAGCCTCTGATTCCACACCTGTCAAGGCAATGGCTGATTGCACTCCCTGGAATGCAGCTGCTCCTGTCTCAACTCCAGCAAGAGCTGTGTCCAGCTTCACTGTGTCTGATGCAAGGGCCGTTGTTGCTGCTCTCAGATCTCCAATCTCATCTTTTAATTGTGCCGCATTCTGAATGGCTTGTTGACCTATTGGTGATTGTGATCCTGATTGTGCTGCCAAGGTCTGATATTCCTTCATGAGCTTGGTCATGTCACGCATGCTCAAGCCACCAGCCTCAAGTCTCTCATTGAGCTCCTGGAGCTTGGCCTCGAATTGGTCCATGCCAGTTTGTTGAGAGGCCGTTGTCTGAGTCTCTTTGAGATCTTTATTCAGATTCTGTACAGCCTGGTCAAAGTTCTGAACATCCTGTACCGAGTTGCCTGTGTCAACTCTCAGT